ATCAGCAGATGAGAGATCGTATTACTAAATTAGAATTTGATCTTAATATCGTAAATCAATTAATTCATAAGGGACATGAATAAGTGTCGGCAATTTATGATATTATAATGGACTGTCATGAGTTTTGATAAATTTTATTATAAATTAGATGCTCCTTATATACACTTAGATAAACTCAAAGAGTACGTATCGACTGCTTCGTTTTCGTATAGAGATCATCAAAATAAAATAGATTTTCTTCCGGAGCAATTCAAAGATGATCCTTTTATAAATGCAGTGAAAAGTAAATTTGGAGGAACAATGTTTGTTTTTTCACATTGGCCCAACATGTTTTATAAATGGCACACCGATGGATGGGCGGCGTGTAACATTAATATGTTATTAGATACATATGATTCAAAAACATTATTTAAAATAGATTCACCGAACAACGAAGTAATAAATTTTAAAGAATTAAAATATGAACCTAATAAATGGTTTTTATTCAATGCACAAGAGCCGCATTGCGTGATGAATTTCGATAATAGAAATAGACTTCTATTACAATGGACGATTTGGAAAAAAGGAAATGAACATTTAACCAATATATACGAGTCAGTATTAAATTGGTATAAGAATGAATATTTAAATTATGAGCAAACAACAATACAACCTAAACACTAAAACAGACTATTTAAATCGTAAGATGTTTTTGGATCCAGAAGGTCCAGTTACTATTCAACGATTTGAAGAAGTAAAATATAAAAAGATCGCAGACTATGATAGTACTGCTCGTGGCTTCTTTTGGCAACCAGAAGAGATTAGTCTTACCAAAGACAGTAACGACTTTAAAGATGCCAGTGATGCCGTCAAGCATATCTTTACATCAAACTTGTTACGTCAAACTGCCTTAGATAGTTTACAAGGTCGTGGCCCAACACAGGTGTTTACTCCGGTGTGCTCATTACCGGAAGTAGAAGCATTGATGTACAACTGGGGATTCTTTGAAACTAATATTCACAGTAAGAGTTACAGCCATATCATTCGTAACATCTACAATGTACCAAAAGATGTATTCAACACTATCCACGACACTAAAGAAATTGTAGATATGGCGTCAAGCGTTGGCAAATATTATGACGAGTTGCATAGAATTAACTGCATGAAAGAAATAGATGGATCAGTTAATGAAGAAGCGCACATTAGAGCAATTTGGATGGCATTGAACGCCAGTTACGCATTAGAAGCATTCCGCTTCATGGTTAGTTTCGCCACAAGTTTAGCCATGGTAGAGAATAAAATCTTTATTGGTAATGGCAATATTATCAGTTTGATTCTACAAGACGAATTGTTACACAAAGGCTGGACTGCCTATTTGATCAATCAAGTGGTCAAAGAAGATCCTAGATTTGTAAAAGCCAAACAAGAATGCGAAGCAGAAGTTTATGCCATGTACGCAGATGTTATTCGTGAAGAAAAAGCCTGGGCAGACTATTTGTTTAAAATGGGTCCTGTGATTGGATTGAATGCAAGTATTTTGAAAGACTTTGTTGACTATACAGCAGTCAATGCCTTAAAGGAAATAGGTATTAAATATCAAAGTCCTGCACCAAAGAGTACTCCTATTCCTTGGTTTAACAAGCACAGCGACACAAGCAAGAAACAAACAGCATTGCAGGAAAGCGAAAGCACTAATTATGTTATTGGTGTGATGAGTGACAGTATTGACTACGATGCTTTACCTGTGTTATAATATATCATGAAAATTAAAGAAATAACATCACAAATTAATGATAAGTGGTTTGAACAAGGTAGTTTCAAAACATTTAAAAAGCCCGCTAAAGAAAAATATGAAATTGCTCAGCAAGCTGGCACAGTACAAACATTAGAAGGCCCTGTTAATTATCAAGCAGGCCATTATATTATGACTGGACCAAAAGGCGAGCAATATCCTATTAGCCCTGAGAAGTTTCACAGTCTTAAAGATGATCTAGGTAATGGCATTGCCGCTCCTAAGAAAATCTTAAAGGTTGCCAAACTCGCTGACCACGACGGTGTTATTCATACGTCATGGGGAGATTTAAATTATACAGCAGGTAATGACTATATTGTTAGACATGGTGCTAATGATTATGGAGCAGTAAAGAAAGATATCTTTGCACAAACTTATGATACAACAGGTGCGTAAATGCAAATAAGAGTAAAAGAAAATACAGAAGAATTTGGTAGTTGTGGTTGCGGCCGCAGTCCTACAGGAAAATGCTGTGGCTGGCACGGATTGACAGAAGAACAATATCAGGCAGCATTGGACGAATACGAAAAGAATTTATTTGAGGATGAAGAATGAAAGTAGAGATTTATACAAAGGACCAATGTCCATATTGCGTACAAGCAAAAAATTTAATGAAAAGTAAAGGCTGGGAATTCACTGAGCATTACATTAACAACGACTCAAGGGAAACATTGTTAGAACAACTAACAACAAGATTAGGTACACCCCCACGCACAGTACCTCAAATCTTTATTGATGATCAGGCCATTGGTGGTTATACTGATTTAGTAGAGTGGGTAAAGAGTAATTAACATGTTAAAAGAAAATAGAATCGGTCATACCGTAAGTATGAAATTAACCAGCGGCGACGAAGTTGTTGGTAAAGTCTCAGGACAAACCGCAGAAGGTCTTACTATCAGTAAGCCTGTTATTTTAGCTGCCAGCAGAGATGGACTTCAAATGGTTCCTTTTATGATGACTGCTAGTCCTGACGGTGACTTCCTGTTTAAGGCACATAATATCATGTGCGTTGCTACAACATCAGAGCAGGTAGCAGATGCTTATCTTGAAAGCACAACTGGCATTAAGCCAGTTAGAAACTCTAGCAGTATCATAGTTTAATATGCCACAAGTACACCGACTAACAGACGACAATACAGCAGGAGCACCGATAATAAGTACGGTGCAGACCACAGTATACGCAAATAATCTGTTGGTCGGTGTAGATGGCAGTCCGGTAGCAGGACATGGCCCAGGAGTTCATGGAGGTCCACTAACTGCCAATGGGTCCACTGATGTTTACATTGAAAATATTCCTGTTAATAGAAAAGGTGATCCAGATACTTGCGGTCACCCTAGAAATATCGGCAGTCCGGATGTTTATGCCAATGGTGATTAAATACTAGGTAAATACTAGTATGGCAACACTTCCACCAATCAACACCGGCGCATTAAAAGTAACATTCCCGGCAAACTTACCAAGAAACGAAAAAGATCTTATATGTATGCTTCTAGCGGGGCGTCTTAAAGATCTTTGGAATGGCAAGCTAATATGCGCCCAATTGGCCATCGACGATTTGATCAAAGACGTTACTGGAGTTTCTGGGTTAGAGTCATTGCGATCAGGCTTGGTTAGTCTTAAAACCTCATTAAATGATATGCGTAGAGCCAGCGGATATGATAAGATTTTAGGTAAAGTTAATTCGGCATTAGGTCAGGTTAATAATGTTTTTAGTTTGGGTGGGTTATGTCCAAGCCCTGTACAGGCACCTAGAATCCCCGATATCTTATCAACACTTAATCAAAATTTATTTGGCCAAGCTAACGGCATTCTCAATGCACTGGCATCGGCCAGTAATCCCAAAGTTTGTTTAGGTGGTGGCCCAAAAGGCTTTTCACTTGATTGGAGCAAAGTCACTGGAGACTTAGCTTTACTTAAAAATACAGTTAAGCAATTCAAACGCGATCCAGCCGGATTTAATAATGTAATGTCTGCGTTTGAACAAAATTTAAAGAATCAGGCTAAAAGATTAAATTCTGAAATAACACGATTAGAAAAAAATCTAACCGATCCATTAGGGATCAACGATACAAAAAATACAGTAGGCACAATTAAGCGAGTCAAATCAATTAGCGATGATTATCCAGTAAAAGATAGAAATGGTGTAGAGTATAAGAACCCAACTAGGATGATGATACCAGCAGAAGTAGACTATGTATTAGATAGAACTGATCCAATATACACAGCACCTATA